GAAGCAAGCAGCAATTGCATTTGCTATTGCTGCTGGGCTTTCTAAAACAAGTAATGCGGAAGCAACTTCTGCTTGAATAACTACTGGATTACCATTAGCATCTTCTCTTACCTCTACTGGAATTGTTGGGGGAAGATCACGATATTCAAGTCCCGATGCTTCTATGTTGGCAGCAGTTACAGGTGCTCCTTCTGCTGAAGTTACCAATACATCTGCAACTAAATCTTTTTCTACTAAAGTAAATTTACCGTCTTCAGATAAGGCTTCAGATAAATTAACAACTTCTGCAGTTGTTATTTCTCCATCTGCAGAAAGCATTTCTGTAATAAATTCTGCTTCTGCTTCTGTTAATCCCCCTTCTGATAAAGATTCAGATACTTCAGCAGCAATTTCTGCAGACACTTCTCCACCTTCAGCGATTGCTTCTAGTACTGCAGAAACTTCAGATGCATCTAAAGTGCTATCACTAATTAAATCAGTAATAATTTCTTGAACATCTGCTACAGAAAGGTTGGCACCGCTTTCTGATATTTCTTCAATAGAAACTTCACTTTCTTCAAATACAGACTCCGCCTCTTCGCTAACGGAAATTTCTTCTACTGGTTCTGTATCTATAGGCTCAGTCTCAACTGGTTCTGTATCTATAGGCTCAGTCTCAACTGGTTCTGTATCTATAGGCTCAGTCTCAACTGGTTCTGTATTAATTGGTTCTGTATCTACAGGGTCTGTGTTTATAGGTTCTGTGTACACAGGAGTTGTATCAATTGGAGTTGTATCTACAGGACCACCACCAATTAAATTAGATCCTTGTAGCGCTGGTACAGAAATAACAGCTTCAGTATATTCACTTACAGGTCCAGACCAGTTAGCAACTCTAACAGTATAAGTAGCGCCTTCTGTTAAACCACTTAACTGAATAGATGCAGGAGCACCATTTGTATTATATGTTCCACCAGCATATGGATTTTCTGCATCAGGGTTTTCTGTTATTACTTGATAAAACCAAGTGTTTGCTGTGTATCCTTCAGGTAGGGATGGCGTAATAGTTGCGGTAGTTCCTGCAACAATTGGAGTTGAAATTATTGGGGCAGGAGTTGGAATGTTAGCACTAATTGCTGTAATTAACTCTTGAGCATTTGTGTTTAATTGTGTTTGTAAGTTTGTCTTACTAGATACCGCTGAGTTTACGACATTAGTTAAAGATGTTGTATTAATAGCATTTATTGCTGATGTGTTTGTAGTATTTTGAGCAACTACTGGAGTAAGGCTTGAGTTTAACTGTGCAATAGTTGCATTTGCTGCATCAACTGCTGCTTGAACTGTTTCTGTGTTTGGATCTACATACGGAGTAAATGCTGCACCTTGACTTATTTGTCCAGCAAAACCTGCTCCAACATTAGTATCTGTAATTGGAATAAGTGCGCCATTGGTTGTTTCTCTAACATTAAATCTTGCTTGATCTGGTATTGGTCCATTAGCAGTTACACTTGCTATCCAAGCACCATCATTTGGATTTACATCAGCATTAAATCTTATTTGAACCATCTGTGTAGAAGCGTCTTGTTGTGGGTATGGACGTAGGTCCCAAGCAATATCTAAACTTGTACCAGTTGTTGCATAAGTAATACCTGTTCCTGTGCTCCAGGTTGTCCAGTCCCATCCCGCTATAGATACCGATGGGGCACTTGGAGTTGTATGGTATATGGCACCCTCATTTACACCAAATGTTATAGTTGCATTAGACCCAACATAAACGTTGTTATAAACAGTTCCACCCATTTGCATTCCAAACGGAAGATTCATTTGAACACCAGCATCATCTACACCAGCAAGGACATTTGTACTTGTTCCAATAGTGGCTTGCAAATTATTTACTGCTGTTTGTGCATTATCAATTGCAATGTTGGCTTGAGTTAGTTCGGTTTGTGCGGTGGCTTGTGCTGTTGTTGCTGTTGTTTTTGCTGCAACGGCTTCAGATATTTGTACCTGTGCAGTTGATGTGTCAATATTATTTATGGAGGTTTGTGCTGTAATAATAGTATTTTTAGCATCTTGAACTACCTGCGAACTTTGATCTATTGGTGTAACAGATAAATTTACAGAACTAATTGTGGTTGTTGCTGTGTCTACTAAGGCTACGTTTGATTGTGCTACTGCTACTGTGGCTGTCACTGTATCTACCGCTGCCTGAGCCTCTATCCTTTCAGCAACTGCTACGGCTATGGTGGCGGTGGCAGTATCCGTGGCTGCAATAGCCTGCTGAACCTCTGTGGCGGCTGTTGCAAGGGCTGTATCGACTGCCTGTTGAGCAGGGCTTACAACAACTTGTTCTTGTCCGCTACTGTCTGTTGCCCATGCGTAACTTGGGCCAATAAAAAATAGCCAACCTGTTACAAAAAGGCTAGCTAAAAATAGTTTTAACTTTCTATGCAATTGGATCTCCAAGTAACAAAATTTTTGTTACATAGAGATTATATCATGTTTGCTTATTTAAATAATCTTAGTTACTTAGGATTATCTGTTTTGTAAAAACCATTTCCCTTAAACTGCACCCCAACTGTTCCATAGGATCTTGCCATCCCATACCCACATGAAGGGCAAGGGGGGACGACTTCTTTTTCGTCAAACTTACGAGTAACTTCTAATAATTTGTCGCAGGTTACACATGAGTATTCGTATATTGGCATTTACTTCTTCTTTGCTCTTTGTTTTGCTAAAGCATCAAAATCTTTTATTTTAGTATCCCCCATGTATCCCCAAGCATATCCTTCGTTAATCATTTTTTGATTTATTGAAACTTCTGATCCATCTAAAAATACCCACCCAAGAATGCGTCCATATTTTTCTGATGAATCCATTTTTTCTGTTTTAATTACAACAGTTTTAGACGCATCAATTGCCTTCTTTAAATATTCTTTAGATTCAAGGCCTAGAGCTTTTTCTATTTTATCTGTGGTACGGCTTTCAGGGGTGTCAATTCCAGCCAACCTAACTCGTGAACTAAATGAAATATCAAAACCGAGATCTATGTCTACATCAATCGTATCCCCATCAACAACTTTACTTACTTTTTTAACATAATATTCAAACATAATTCTCCTTAAAAATAAGAGCAGTTTGAGGACTTACTCAGGTCCATCCTTCGGGTAGCGACCCGAATAGTCTGCGACTCCCCAGTGACGGGGTGCAGAATTATATTATACTATTTTTTTTTAGCTGGGGCCTTTTTCTTTGGGGCCTTTTTCTTTGGGGCTTTTTTTGTTTTAGCCTTTAATGATTTTTCTTGAATAACAACCGTAACGGTTGGAAATAGAATTTCTTTTATTTTTTTAAACATTTTTCTCCTTAGTATATTTTCTTTTTCTTATCTTGCATTTTTTGTTCATCTTCTGTAGCTGCATATAAAGCTCTCATTTGAGCCATTGCTGCAGTTTTACCTGGATGACAACCTTTTAATTCGCCTTCATCGTTTACAACTGCATATCCTGTGCAGCCTGCTACGTTTTGCTTAACACTGTATGGCATTTTATCTCCTAATCGTTTGGTATTTCTTTATCAAACAGCTCTATTAACCCATACTCTTTTGCAAGAGCTTTTCCTTCTGGGCTTAATATAAATGTGGCTTCTAAATTTTCATCATACTCTACAGACAATAAGTCTTTATTGTATAAATCAATTAGAGATTTATCTATATGCTGTTCGTGAGACTCCCATAATTCTGGAGCCAACTCTTTTGCACTTTCATTAATAGAATAAATAATTTCTCCGCTTTCATCTACGCCTTCTAATTCTACAACACCAATGCTTAAATAATATTCAAGTCTTTCATCATCTGAATTACCCATGATATCATCATTTTCCATATCTACATTATACCTCTTTTTACTGTAATGTTCCATCATCATTTTTGTCAATAGTGGTCTCTACTATCTGTTGAACATATTCAGAAAAATGCTTTCTAGTATTGCCTTTTGGCCTGACCCCCAAAGCTTTCCATATTCTTTTGTACTCCATTACATTGGCAAATGTGGTAGGGCATAGAAGCATGTTATTATATTCTTTCAATACAGTTGGAAGTGGAACATGCTTTCCACAGCATTTACACTCTTTAGCTTTTTCTTGGTAAGTACTCATATTATCATCATCCTATCCATTGCTTCCCTTAACCTATCTGGCATATGCGGTGCCTTAATCATATTTGTAACTGTAGTATCTTTGTCGTCTCTAGCAAAATCATTGTCGTAACTCATGGATTGATAGGTATGTATTTTAATTTCCTGTTCTGAACTAAATTTACTTCTACTTATTGCATTGTATATTGAGCCACAGACAGCATCTGCTAAATCTTTAGATCCTTTTCTTGGGTGATCTACTCTGTCTCTCATAATTTTTAATTGCAATAATTCATCTATAAGTAATTGAATGTACGGACCAATTAATCTTTCTTCCGCTACTATCATTGCCATATCATCATAATGTTTTTTAGCGACAGATAGAATTTCTGTATTGATGCCATATTGTTTTAGTTGTTGCATCATGTCATGAGAATTCCATCTGTCAAAAGTACACACTTTAATTTTAAATCCTCGTGTTTTTAATGAAAGAATATAATCTTTTACTTCAGTAAAGTCTACAGATTTATCTTTAGTAGGAGTCCAATATCTAACAGCGTCTATTTCTACTATGGGGGCTGGTTGCGAATAGTCACTTGTTATTTTTA